GCGTTGATGATCCTGCGGATGACCGGGTTGCGGAACATCCGCTTGGCCTCCCGGTCCACCGTGACCTTGATCTCGTCCATATCACGCTCCACTACCCAATACCGGATGTAGTCCACGTCGCCCTCTTCGAGACCGGCCTTGCGGCCGAGGCGAACGAGCTCATCCCTGGTGGGGTTCGCCCTTGGTTTCTTCTCGTAGGGCTTCTTCGCACGCGCGTTCGGGATATAGTCAGTGGGTACGACCACGGCAAAGATGTCGTCGGCGGGGAGCTCGGTGGACGGGTCGTCGTCAGCAGGGTCGTCCGGGTCGGACGGGTCGGAAAGAGAGGACGCTGCGAGCGAAACGAGAGCGTCCAAAAAGTTGCGCTCCGTTTGCGCCAACGACACCCCCGCCGCCGCGCTCGCGAGTTTTTGGGGGGCCACCCCCATCAATTCGTTTCCCATCGACCCTTGGTCCTTTCCGGGCGCACGCCCGCTCGCATCCACCGTCTAATCGGCCGCCCTGGTTTTCGCAGATGTTACGCAAACTCGCCCGTCAAGCTCGTTTGCATTAGGTTTACAACCTGGTTTTGCGCCTACGTCCTATTCTACTATACGTGCGATACGTTGCGTTTCAAACGATAAAAGCTATTGATTAACAAGACGTTATAACCAAATCGAGCTGATAAGCAAAAAAACTAAAAACATTTTCGAAAAACTCGGGAAAAAGAAGCGGGCGTGCCGTTTATATGCCATAACGCAAACAACGCCGCAAACGGCAGAAAGGAACGAAAAAATGGTTACTATGTACATCGGTATGAATGATAAGGACTTGCATAGACAGGTCCTCGCGGACGAAGCCTTTTATAAGGCAATCGGCGAATACATCGAAAGCTGTACCATTTTTGAAGCAAAGGGGCTTTATCATGGCGAGCTTGAAAAAAGCCTGAAGCTCGAAATATATGATGAAAACGAGGCGTATTATATCGAGGTCGCGAAAAAACTTTGTATAATTCTTAATCAGGCCGAAATTATCGTGAATGGCAAATTCATTGCCGCATAATAAAGAAAGGAAAACCCTATGGATAACGATAAAATTATAATTGATACTGAGTCAAAAAAGACGTTCACCTATGATGAAATATATGATGAATATGAACGTCTCAAACTCAGCGGCGAAACTGAGGCCGAGACAATCGGAGACTACCTAGAAAACATTACAAGTAAAAACGGAACATGCGAATTTATTAATGAAACGTGGCATAAATGCCAATGGTGTGGGGAGATATTCCCTGAAGACGAACTCCGCGAAGAAAAGGATTTAGGCTATCTTTGCGAACATTGCATAGCCGCAATCTGGAGCCGTGGCGAAAAACTCTATCTTGAATACTAAACCATAACCAGGGCGAAAGCCCAGAAAGGACCGGCCAAAAATGGCAAAAAGATTTGATTTTCAGAACTTCAGAATTGCGATAAAATCGGAGACAACTATCGGAGGTGTAGTAACAATTCGGTGCTCCTCAATTCAAACAAAAGACCATGTGTCCCAGAGAGCGCAAATCACCACGTTCCCGCGAAAAACCGGAAAACTGTTTATAGCAAAGGGCTATGCCCAATGGTATAACAGACCGTGGGAAAGCTATCCATACGAAAACGCGATACTCGCGCTTGCCGACAATATCAAAAGGAAAGGTGAAAAGGAGCTCGCCGCAGATATTCTGGAATGGAGCAAAAAGCACGCGAAAGGCGAGGCCGAAAAAGCCGAAAAATTCGTTTCCGACTTCAAAAAAGAATGGAATGAAGCGCGCCCGAGCCTGCGGGATGCCGTGGCCGCTGGTGCTCCATTTGAAACGGAAAGCGAGGCAAATTTCGCCCTGGCCGCGCTGAAAATGGGGAATATTCTGAACTCGCTGGGATAAGAGTTTTTAGCCTGCGGGTGAAGCAATTCGCCCGCAGTATTAAAACCCTTAACCACAAAAAGAAAGGAAACAAAAATGAATGCAATCGAAACATGGAAAACCACGGACGGAAACACGTGCTCCGTCTACTACGACCAGGACTGCGGGAGCCACAATCCACGCGAATGGTGCAATCTGGGACGGATTATCGTGCCCGAAAACTGCCGCTACCTGAGCTCCGAGGACGAACTCCCCAGCCTTACATGGGACGACAAAGAAGCGGACTTACAATATCTCCGTGAAAACTATGCCTATGTTTTCCCGCTCTACGTCCTCGATCATTCCGCCGTTGCTTTTTCTATCGGTTATATCAACTCACCCTGGGGCCACTGGGATTGCGGACAAATCGGCTGGGTAGTAGTCACCGCCGAAGATGCCCAAAAGGATAACATAACCTCGAAAAATCAGGCCGCCGAGATTATCGAGGATGAACTCGAAACCCTTACCAAATGGGCCAATGGCGAGGTCTACGGCTTCGTTATCACGGGCCCAGACGGAAACGAGCTCGATTCCTGCTGGGGCTACTACTCCATTGAAGATATTAAGGCCGAATACCCTGAAATCAAGGAGGCCCAGGCATGAAAATCTACAAAGAAATCAACATAGAAGACTTTGAAGCGTGGAGCGGCGGGAAAGACACCCTCGAAACCATTATCAGGGCGGGGAAAGCAGCGGAACTTGAAAATCTGCTGATAGAAACCGGGCCCGCCGACGGCTGGGATGAAACTGGAGTAAATGATATTCTCTGGTTTGAATCCGACTGGCTTTTCGAAATGCTCGGGATTAGCCCGGACGAAGACGAAGAGGAGGACGAAGAAAATTGAAAAAACTGCTCCGCTTTCTCGGGAAAATTCTAAAACCACGCCGTTTATATGGCGGGGATGAACCCAGCCCAGAATTTATCGAAATATGTCAGGCAATCGCCGAACAATCCAAACTCTAACGAAAGGAACACAAAAAATGAACGTCCGTGAACTCTACCCCGCAGACAGCCACAAATCCTTCTACGGAAAAGCCCTGGTCATCACCGCGAACGGAAAAGAGGTGCTCCAGAGCTACAACACGATTGTCGCCTACCGTGACGAAAAAGGCGAAGTGCACCGCACCTGGGGCGGCTGGTCCGCCACCACTGGCCGCCACATCTACGCTTTCTGCGGCAAGCACAAAGCGGAATGGGGCAAGCTCCCCGTCGAACCCGAGCCCGCAATTTAAGAGCTTCCAGCCTGCCTCGGGCTCACGTCCGGGGCAGTATTGAAACCCCTAAACTCAACCCCAAACAAGGAGAAACAAACCATGAACAAAAAAGCCGTGCTCAACGTACTGTACAATGTGCAACACTACATCCGCAAAGCCGAAAACGAGGTACACGAAGTCATCCCAAAAGGCCAGCATTTCGAGCTCACCGAAGCCGACCTCGATGAAATCCGGTGCGTCGTCTGCAATATCATTCAAGACGACTTCTCGGTCCTGATGAACTGGCTCGCGAGAGTGAATGTGATCGAACCCGCCAAGGAGAACTGAACCATGCCTACCAAGACTTTCACCACCATTTGCCCGTGCTTTCCCGGTTTCTACGAAAGCTATCTCTCCTTCGACGGAGACCGGGAGCAGGACTATATCGACAGGCTCGCCGAAAATTGGGATATTCCGCACGATATTCTCGATGAATACTTCAAGCACCATGAACTTGACTTCAACAACGCCGAATACGAGGCCGCCGTTGCAACGGAGTTCGTAGAGTTCGTTGAAATGGAGTTATTCGCCCGCCTCAACGACCGAGACGTGAAAGCCGCTTTCGTCCGCATTTCGTCCCCGGCCTACTACAACTTCGAGACCGACAAGGTAGTCATGAACATCAAGCTGGACCCGGAGAAAGTCATCGCCAAGTGCCACGAGCACTATGAAGACTTCTCCAAGTATCTCGATGAAAGGCTTTCTCCCCGCAGCGGTTTCATCCCATTCTACGGAACCAACCCGGAATGGTGGCTGGATGCCGACAACTGGAATGAACTCCCCGTACTCGGGCTTATCCTGGACTTCATCGTCCGAATTGACCTCCCGGATGCAGAATGGGACCTCTCCGAGCTCACTATGGAGCAAGTGGACCTGGACGAATACATCACGCTCCCGAAGGGCATGGACGAATTTCTCTACGACAACGTAGAAAACGGACTGGACGAACTCAACCGCGAGTATGCCCGCCTGATGCGCCAGCCCTATCTCTACCTCGAAGCTATGGAAAAGCAGGGCAACCCGCCCGAGAAGTACACGCTCGAAATCCGCCGCGGAAAAGCTCGCGTCATCTCCGAGCTCGCCGAAGAGATGGCAGAGAGAATCGCGGGGTATGCCTCTTGACAAGGGGAGTAACCCGCAGTATAGTAACGCATAACAACGGAGACAAGTCAATGACGACCAACCAATACAAGACCCTCGCTTCCATCGCAGCCGCCCGCCTTCTCGTGGGCGACTGCTGGGGTGTAATCCGCGCCGACATGGAGGCCGCCCAGGGCGCACCGTTCTCCAAAGACGAATGGCAGAAAATCCGCTTCCTCGCCGCTCTGGATGCCGCTTTCGAGTCCACGCCGAAGCCGACCCAGCCCGCGCCGTCCGACCCGAACAAGCCAAAAACCGTCATCCGCATCCACGCCGACTCTTCTGGAAACTTCCATGTGAGCGAGGAGAAGCTATAACCATGCCGCACCTCCCGTACACGCGCCTGATGAAGCTCCTCGATCTCCCCACCGAAGAGGATGTCGTCAACTTCCTGATGGGCGAGAAGCCACCGGCCGCATGCCCGTGGCCGTGGGACCCGAAGCCAGATATGTGCGGACCGTGCTCCCACCCCTGCGAGCTCCGCGACCGAACCCTCGAACACTTCGCCGAAGAGTTTGAACTAGAAGACCTTGCGAAAGGAAATGACTACCCATGAAATTCGCCTTCAAAGTAACCCGGACGATCTCGAAACGAAAGGTCGTCGTAACGAACCTCGCACTCCTGCCGGACAATACAGAACCCTATCTCCGCGAGACCCCAGACATGGTGGAAGTCCTGCACGTCTACGACAACAAAGTAGATGCCCGGACCTCCCGCTCCTGGGAAGTGGTAGCCGCGCACTTCCATCATTTCACGCCCGCACACCTCGCGTCCATCGTGGCCGAGGACCTCGCGCGGGCACGCGCTCTCGCAATCCCCGAGGCCACCCTCACCCTTTGGACCGGTCGCAGCCAGTCCTACTATTCCCACGCCGTCAAGGCAAAAAGAGTGGAGCCCCGCAAAGCCGCGAAGCTCCACATCGTAATCGGTCTCTTGGAACAGCTCCATGACCGCGCCGTCAAGACCCTGACAGACGAAATGCGACCGAACGTCAGATAACGCCGTCAGCCTCTCTTTCGTCCGCCCTTTCTGCCTTGGCCCCAGAACGTTTTCGTTTCGGGGCTTTTTTCTTGTCCGGCCATTGAGGCCCCTGGAACGCCCCAAATTTCGACGACGCCCATAACCCGATGCAAATAGCGTCCGCTTCGTTATCGTCGATGAGAGGCCGGTTTCCGTGTGATCTGCGCTGGGTCAGACAGAATCTCTCGGCCGCGAGAACCATCGCCTCCTTATCCGCCCGGCCGTCTCCCGTAGCCCAGTGTTTCAATTCGCTGATGTGGACGCACGACACGCCGAGGCCGTAGGCCGCAGTCGTCTTCAGGATCAGAGCCTTCAGGCCATTCGCGATCTCCGTGGCCGCGCCGCCCCGGAGCAACGTCTGTTCGTGAATGATGATGTTCGGGTGCCATTGTTTGATGGCCTGACGCAGGAATGCTTCGAACCTGATGTAGCGCATGCCGCGCGATTCGCCGGTTCGCTTCCGGTCTTCGAGATGCCAGACCCCGCTTTCGAGAATTACGCCATCTCCGGTCGTAACCGCCCAGCCGGTCGTAGTAGCCTGGTCAAGAGCCAGGATTCTGATTGGTCCCATTGTGTTTGTCCTTTCGTGGTTGGTGGTGGAATTTGATGGATTAAAGGTACGGGTGAACGCAGTGGAGATGGGGATAGGGAGTGGGCTTAGAGTTCCACTCTCTCCCAATAAATACCTTCGGTATTGGGAGAAACCCTATCTCCACCAGCTTCGCCCCTTTAGCCTGCTTTATTGGTTCTGGTGGAGACTGCCTTCCCGAGAACGAGGGCATACGGATTGCATGGCATTTCATGGTATGCCTTGCTTCTTTTGTATCCGTTCAACGTCTTGAGGTAGGACTCATCCCACCCCATGTAGTAGTCCTTGCAGGTGAACGAGATACCGGATTGCTTCATTTTTTCGACTCCTTGCTCTTTCATCAGCCTTGCAATCTCCCGGTTGATTTTCTTTCCTTCTCGGGTCAGCTTTGCCTTGGCCCGGTTGATTTCGAGCATCCGGGTTCCGAGTTGAACGATCTCTTCGACGAATTTATCTGCCATTTCAGTTCTCCTTTGTCTTGCCGTCAGTCAGGTCAAGAAAGTTGTTTTTGTTTGTTTTGTGTACGTAGATTCGCCCCTCAGCGAGCAAAGAGGCGACCAGGTTTCCAATCTCTTTTTCATCGAGCTTCACGCCCGTCACGGGGTCCTCGATCTCAGCGAAGAGAATCGGTCTCCGGGATTTTTTGTCCCGTCCGAACGGGTTTCCTTCTTTCACCGCCTCTTCGATCATTCTGACGATCAAATCCTTGACCGCCGTGTCTTCCGCGGCCTGCTCCACGACTTTCGGCAGGAAGTTCTGGTCATACTCCAGTACGATCTCTTTCCCGGCCATCGACGTGTTGGATTTGGAAAGCTGGAGAACAAGCTGGCCGCCGATCTTGTCGTTCTTGTTCTTGTCCTGGTCTTTCCACCGCAGGAACCATGAGGACCGGACCGACCCTTCCCATGCCGTCGAACCGGAATAGGACGCTCCGGCCTTGTTCGGATGAGCCAGGAGCATAATGGAGATGCCCGCGGTCGTCGCGAGGTCTGACAAAATGGCCTTGATGAATTGGGAGACCTGGGTGCGGTCGTTTTCGTTGACTGCGGAGAAGTCCGCCACGGTGTCGAGGACGAGGAGCCCTCCGTCGTTGCCGAAGTGTCTGAAGCACTCCGCTTTCAGTTTCGCGAAGAACGGTCCGACCGCGACGACGTTTCCCGCCCCCTGTACCGCGAGCATATTGGACTTGCCCTGACGGCTCCAGATTCGGACGAGCGAACCGTCCTTTGCCCGGTCGCCGTATGTGGCGGCGATCTTCTTGACGCGACGCGCCACTTCATCCCTTGAATCCTCGCATGTGACGAAGAGCGTCTTCGCGCGGTGCTTGATCTCCTGCCCGAGCCACGGCTCCCCGGTGGAGAGGCAGTGGCAGAGCATGAGGGCGATGAGGCTTTTGCCCGTACCGCCTCTTCCGGCGAAGAGCTGGACGCTGCCGGGGTCGGCGGAGAGCCAGTCCTGTATGAGCCATTTCCTTTGGGGTACGTTCAGGGAGACAAGTCCGTCCCAAGTGTCGGGAACGTCCGCTTCCTCCGTCACGTCCAGCATGCGTATAGCCGCCTCGTGGGAGTTCGCTCCGAACTCGGCGGCCTTGTCCGTGTAGGCGGAGCGGATGGTCTGCGCGACTTCGTGCCACTCGGCTTCGTCCGCACCGTAGTGGAGCCGGTCGATGCCGTGCTCGCGGTAGAGTTCGCGTGCCCTGAGTTCCGTCACGCCCGTCTTGCAGAGCTCGCATGCCAGCATGAAGAGCGAGTGGTTCCGCTCTCCCTCGAAGGCTTCCGGCCAGTTCGCGATGATTCCGATGGCTTTCGCGACATTCGCGTCCGAGTTCGGTTCGACGACGAGGGAGACGGTGCTGATGGTTTCCTTGTCGGGGTCTTTGGAGGCCGGACGGCGGCGTATGCGGTTCATCTCGTCGATGAACCACTGCGGGAGCTCGGCGGGCTCCCCCGGGTAGTTCAGGGTGTAGACCCCTTTCTCCGTCTTGGAACCGGGCGCGACGACGTATCGTTTGGAACAGATGATGTCTACGCCGGGGAGGAACCCGAGCTTGTCGTAGGGGGCGACGCCCTTGTAGTAGAGGTGTTTGCCGCCCGACGGGGTGATTACCGTGAGGGTGGCGGGGAGGTGCTTGCCAATGGAGTCCTCCCATTCGGCGAACGCTTCCTCGCCGTCCTTATCGCCGTGCTTGTCGAGGTCAATGACCGTCTCGCCGCCCATGCTCGGGCAGTACCCGAGGTTGTACCCGGCCTTGAGCCAGCCCCGGATGACCTCGGAGTCCGACGATGCCTGCGCCTTGTAGTTCGCCTTGAGCGGTGTCTTCTCTCCGGGTTTGAGGGGAAATAATGGACGGATCATGATTTTTCTCCCATCTGCTTGGTGCGAAGCGGTTGCGCGAGAGCCGCGTCGATGATGTGGTCAAGCACATGGTGGTCCACCGAATCAAGGGTGCTTACGGGGCACGCTTCACCGCCGTCCAGGTGTACGCCAATGAAGCAGGACTCACACTTGTTTTTGCACAGGGAGCGGAGCCAATCCACTGCCGTATGGAAAGTACGGAACTCGTCTTTGGTCGGAAGTATGGTTGTGCTCTGCATAGGTCACACCCCCTTCACGAGCTTGGACTCGTAGTAGGCGACGATGCCCTGGTCGGGCTTCATGCCGTACAGGAAGTCCCAGCGATTGAGGCTGAAGCCGTAGGCGGTGAACGCTTCTTCGAGCTTCTTCGCCTGCTCGGCCGTGGCCATTCGCTTGCCGGTCCAGATGTAGTTCAGACTCGCCTGGGAGATGTGAGCCCTGCGGGCGATCTTCGACTGAAGACCATATTCGCGGATTTTGGTTTCGCGGAGGGTTCCGTGGTGGATTTTCATGGTGGTGTCCTTTCGTTGTTGGTGGTTTGAATGTCTTTCGGATGTGTTAAGAGTTGTTTACGGATACAGTACCATCGTTTTCACAAAAGTCAAGGCGAGAACCTTAAAAAATTTGAAAAAACTCGAACCGGCGTGTATATTATAAGTAAACACAACGAAAGGAGTCCACATGAGACAACCGAGTATCGACGAAGAGGCGGCACGTACTTTGTCCGCCAGTATCACCGCGACCGTGAAGTCCCTCATGATTGCGGCCGGGCACAATATCACCACTCTGTCCGAGGCGACCGGGTACTCCCGTGTGCGTATCAGCCAGGTCTTGAACGGCCATGCCGGAAAGAATCTATGGCATTTGAGCATGCTTTGTGCGGTCGCCCGCGTGCTCCGCACCTCGGTTTCCGAGATCGTCCGCCTCGCATCCGGCGAGCCCGGAATCAGCCTCGACACAGTGTTGGAACGGATCGCTACCGAGCCAGGGAGCCCCGAGCGGCTGCGTGTGCTCATCGCCCGGGCACTCTCGCTCTACGCCCTCCTGTATAACAAGCCCGAATACGAGCCGGACAAGGAGGGCGACTACGAGCTCAAATTCAGGTGTACGCCCCGTGAGGTGCAGTTCGGAGCACCTGACTTTTGGAAGGTTTTTGTATCGAACGCCATGAATGAAAACGAAATAGTGTCGGTTCTGTGGGGCGCGATTGAGCGTGCCGAAAAGGGAGGCGGGCTGGGTTACATACCGTTTTGGGCGGCCCTAAATAACGCCTGAACCCTCCCGTCTGAAAAAATTTTATCTATAATTCCTTATCGCCGTCAGGCGATAAGGACTTTTTATTTCATAACAAACTGTTAAAACAATTTTTCATTTTGCGTTTGCATTTTCGCGTTTCGTGGTGTAAAGTTTTCTTAACAACCGCGAAAGGAAACCGAAATGCAAACAACCGTCCCCCAGCTCCGCCCCTACCAGATTCAGGGGGTCAAGGAGCTCCTCGCCAAGGTTCAGCGGAACTCGAAGCACGGCGCACTTCTCGCCGATGCTCCCGGCCTTGGAAAAACCGCCCAGGCCATCGTCACGGCCTATAAACTCCTGCGCTCCTACCACGGGGCCCACACTCTCCTCATCGTCTGTCCGACTTCCCTCCGTCTGAACTGGAAGAGGGAGCTCGGTATGTGGCTCCCGGAGTTCGACGGTCTCTATGTCGAGATCATGACTTATGGCGAGGTCGCCAAGGGCCATCAGAAGCTCGAACGCTACACCGTCATCATCTTCGATGAGGCGCACTACCTGAAAAACGAGAACGCCAAGCGTACAAAAGCCTGTCTCGCGCTCGAAGCGTCCTACCGGCTCTTCCTCACCGGAACGCCGGTCGTGAACAGGCCCATCGAATTGTTCAATGTGCTCTCCAGCCTCGGGCTGAAGATGACCCGCGTGCAGTTCGGGATGAGGTACTGCGCCGGTCATCTTACTCGCGTTCCGATGAAAGGTGGGCATGGGTTCCGCAAGGCGTATGACTTCACCGGCGCATCGAATATGGCCGAGCTCAACAAGGCCCTCCGGGACAATGTAATGGTCCGGCGCACGAAGGAGGAAGTCCTGAAGGAGCTCCCGGCCAAGGTTCGCCAGGTCATCACCATGAAGTTCAGCTCGGGGGAATCTGCGGCTTTCCGTGCCCGGTTCGATGGCCTCACCGAAGCCTCGCAGATTCTCCGGGAGACGAAGCGCATCCCGTTCGAGGAGCTCGCGCTCGAACGCCGCAACACCGCCCTCGCGAAGCTCCCATACGTCGAGGACTTCATCGAGGACCTTCTCGAAGAGGAGGAGAAGCTCGTGGTATTTTGCCACCACCGGGACGTGGCGGACCAGCTCGCCTCGAAGCCCGGTCGCGTCCTGCTCTATGGCGGCATGACGGAGAAGCAGAAGGATGCCGCTGTGCAGGAGTTCCAGCACGGCTCCGCCCGCGTGTTCGTCGGGCAGATTCAGGCCGCCGGTGTCGGGCTCACGCTGACGGCGGCTCGGACCGTTGTGTTCGCCGAGCTCGACTGGGTTCCGGGCAATGTTACGCAGGCCGAGGACCGGCTCCACCGCATCGGTCAGCGCGACACCGTTCGTGTTTTTCATTTGGTCGCCGATGGCTCCATCGACGCGCGGATTGTGAACGCCCTCGTCGAAAAGCAGCAGGTAATCGAAGCCGTAATGGCTTGAACCATAATTCCCCATCAATCCAACCCAAGAAAGGACAGAACAATGGGAATTGAAACCTCACTGGAGCGTGTCGCAAACGCGCTCGAACGTATCGCCTCAACGCTTGAGGCGAACACCACCATCAACGACTGGTACAAGAACCACCTCGCCAGCAAGGAGGCCGCCAAGGTCGAAACCGCTCTCGCCGAAGCGCACGTCGGGGCCCCGTCGGAGCCCGCTCCCGCCCCGGTGGCCGCCCCGGCCGCACCCGAGATGAGCTACGAAGAGCTCAAAGCGTTCCTCATCGCCCGCGGTGTCGGGATTCCGAAGGGCACGAAGATGACGACTCTGAAGAAGCTCTACGAGAAGCACAAAAACACGGCCCCGATTGACCCCCTTGCGGAGGGAGCGATCGTTCTACCGGATGGTAGGATTCCGCCGGCAGATAAGGTTCCCGCTTCCGACGCGCCGTTCTATACCCAGGCCAAAATTTCGGAGCCTGCTTCTGCGTCGGCGGCCGCGCCCGAAGACCCGTTCTCTATTCCTGCCGCGGCTCCCGCACAGGCCCCCGCACAGGCTCCGGCGAAGGAGCCTATGACCAAGGAGGAAGCGACCAAGCGCATCCAGGCCAACTACCAGGCGACCGAGGAGGACCGCAAGGCGTTCATTGAGGCTCTCGCCGCGGCGGGCGTTCCCGCCGGCGGGTCCTTCCAGGACGTTGAGGACGGCAAGTTCGATGTCCTCGTTGAGACCTACGAGCACATCAAGGGTATCGCCAATGCCTGAGAAAGAACTTCATTCTCGCATCGGCGCGAGCTCGGCAGCCCGCTGGATCAGATGCCCTGGCTCCGTCCGGTTGTACAACCAGCTCCCTGCGCGGCACGCCACCCTGTATGCCGCGACCGGAACGGTTGCTCACGCCCTCTGCGAGGAGTGCCTGACCAAGGACTACGACCCGGAGCGGTTCCTCGGCCAAGTCCGCGAGCAGGATGGCTTCAAGGTCGAGGTCACGGAGCAGATGATTCAGGGTGTGTCCCTGTACGTCGGCCGCGTCCGCGATGATCTTGCCCGGTACGGCGGGACTCTCCTCGTTGAGCAGTCGTTCGACCTGTCGTGGGTGTACCCCGGCATGTTCGGCCGGAACGACTCCTGCATCGTGCCGGACACGGCTCTCGGAACGCTCCGCGTCAAGGACTACAAGAACGGCCGCAAGCCGGTCGCCGCTCAGGAGAACCCCCAGGTCATGTACTACGGCCTCGGAGCCCTCGGCCAGCACAACCTGTGGTCGGTCGAGATGGTCGAGATGGAGATCGTCCAGCCCAATGGGATTGGAAAGTCCGTTTTCGACACGTGGACTTGCCGCACCAAGACCCTGTACGAGTGGGCTTATGATGTGCTCCGTCCCGCCGCCATCGCCACCGAGGCCCCGGACGCTCCCTGCCGCATGGGCGACCAATGCGTCTTCTGCGAAGCCGCCGCCATCTGTCCCGCGAAGCGGGAGGCCGCGCTCTCGCTCCTCGACGCTCCGGTCGAGGCCGGTCAGGTCGCTACACTTCCGGCCGTCTCGATGCTTACCCCGGAACAGCTCGGCAAGCTCTCGGCGTTCTTCAACTGCGAGGAGTTCCAAGCATGGGTCAAGGCTCTCGCCGCCGAGGAGCAGGGTATGCTCGCCCGCGGCGTGGCTATTCCCGGCCGCAAGCTCATCGAAGTCACCACGCAAGGCAACAGGAAGTGGAAGTCCGACGAGGATGTCGTACAGGCGTTCGCCGAGTACGGCGAGGACATATTCTCGCACAAACTTCTCACTCCGGCCCAGCTCACCACTTTCCTCACCAAAATGGGGCTCTCCAAGAAGGAGGCCCAGGACCGCGTGAACGCTCTGACCATGCGGCCCGAAACCACCGTCACCAAGGTCGTCAACGAGGACGACCCGCGCCCCGCCAAAGGCGAAATTATCAACCTCTTCGATTAAGGAGATACTAGTATGGCAAACACCCAAATCAAAACCCCGCAGTTCCTTCTCAGCTTCCCCGCTCTCTTCGAGCCCCGTCCGTCTCAGAACGGCGGCGATCCGAAGTACAGCCTCGTCGCCATCTTCAAGAAGGGCACGGACTTGTCCGTCCTCCAGCAGGCCGCCCGTGAGGCCGCTCTCGCCCGCTGGCCGAAGGGCCTTCCCCGCGGCTTCCGCAAGCCTTTCCTCGACGGCGATGTGGACGCGAACCCCGAATGGGGCGATGCCTTCAAGGGCTCCATCTACGTCCGCATGAGCTCCAAGTTCCAGCCCCCGGTCGTGAACGCGGCCAAGGCGGAAATCCGCGACCCGAACGCTGTGTACGGCGGCCAGACCTGTGTCGCCATCTGCCACGTGTACGCCTACGACCAGGCGGGCAACCAGGGCATTAGCTTCGGGCTCGACGCCGTTCAGGTCGTCGCGGACGGCGAGCGCATCGGCGGCTTCGACAAGGAAGCGACCATCGCCCAGTTCGATCAGCTCGCTCCCGCGCAGCCGCAGGCCACCGACATGTTCGACAGCCCCGCCCCGCAGGCTTCCGTGCCCGCCGCGGCCGGAACCGCCACCGCCGGAAGCTCCGACCCCTTCGACTTCTGAGGTAAGCCGTGAAGCTCACAATAGACTTCGAAACCAGGTCTGCCGCCCCGCTCAAAAAGTGCGGGGCGGCAGCCTACGCCGCGCACGACACGACCGAGGTCATTTGCCTCGCGTTGAAGACGCAGGGCAACGAGCCGGTCCTTTGGTTCTCTCCGAAGTTCCGTGAGGCGCAGAAGTTCTTCGGGCCGGAGGAGCTGGTGGACGACGAGGGCGTGTGGCATCTCATGGAGCGGGCGGACATCCTCGAAGCGCATAACGCGCAGTTCGAATACTTCATCTGGAAGTATGTCATGCCGAAGTACGGCTTCAAGATGTTCGACAGCCGGAAGCTCCGGTGCTCGGCGGCGAAGGCGGCCATGTTCGGTTTGCCCCGTGACCTTGCGGGAGCTTGCGCCGCCATCAACGTGCCGCAGCAGAAGGACATCGAGGGCTCCAAGCTCATGCTCCGTCTCTGCAAGCCCCGCGCCGCCCGGAAGATTGAGATGCTGAACGACCCGGACTGGGAGCACAAGCTCTACTGGCACGGCACGCCCGAGGAGTTCGCTCGCGAGGGAAGGTACTGCATGCAGGACGTGCGGGCGGAGGAGTCTCTGTCCGACGCGCTCCCGGACCTCCCGGAATATGAGCAGAGGGTGTGGCAGTGGGACCTCATGGTCAACGACCGCGGCATCCGCATCGACATCCCGGCTGTCGAGGCTATCGTCTCCTGCATCGAAGAGCACTCCGCCAAGTTGAAGAGGGGGTTCAGCCGTCTCACTGGGTTGCAGTCTCCGACGCAGCGCGATGCCACGCTCAAGCACCTTCTCGCCCTCGGCGTGCAGATGGACGGTTTGACCGCCGCGGACGTGGAGCACGCTCTCGCGACCACAGAGAACGAGACCGCGAAGGAAATTCTCGCCATTCGTCAGTCGCTCTCCAAGTCCAGCACGGCGAAGTACAATGCGTTCCGCAACTCCGTGTGCCCGGACGACCGTGTGCGCGGTGCTCTCATGTATCATGGAGCCGGGACCGGCCGGTGGAGCGGTCGCCTTATCCAACCCCAGAACTTCCCCCGCGGGGCGTTCTCCAACGTGGACGAGTGTATTGAGCTCTTCAAGCGGCGCGACCTCGAATCCGTGAAGCTGTGGTTCGGCGATCCGATGGTGGCCGCCTCGACCTGTCTCCGTGGGATGATTATCCCCGAGGATGGGAAGACGTTCGTGTGCGCGGACTACAGCTCCATTGAGGGTCGCGTGCTCGCGTGGCTCGCGGGCGAGAAGACCGCCCTCGACGTGTACTGGAAAGGCCGCGACCCCTACAAGGTCAACGCCGCCGCCGCCATCTACGGGGTTCCCTACGATGAGGTCACGAAGAAACAGCGTCAGGTCGGCAAGGTCGCAGAACTCGCGCTCGGGTATCAGGGCTCCATCGGAGCGTTCAACGCGATGGCCGTGAACTACGGGGTCACGCTCCCTGAGACTGAGGTCAAGGAGATCGTGACGGCGTGGCGCAACCATCATCCGGAGACCGTCGCGCTGTGGCGTGAACTCGAAAACGCCTGCATCATGGCGGTGAAAAGCCCCGGCTCCACGTTCGTGTACCGCTCCGCCCGCTTCTGCGTGCGGAACATCCACGGAACGCCCTTCCTCGCGATGAGGCTCCCGTCCGGCCGGTGCCTGTGGTACTGCCGCCCGCGCATCGCCGTGAAGATGACCTCGTGGGGCAAGGACAAGCCGGTCGTGGCTTTCGACGGTGTGGACGGCTACACCCGCAAGTGGTGCGAGCAGTACCTCTACGGCGGTCTCCTCGCGGAGAACCTGACGCAGGCCACCGCTCGCGACATCCTCGTGAACGGAATGCTGAACGCCGAGAAGCACGACTATCCCATTGTAATGCACGTCCATGACGAAGCTATCGCCGAGGTCGGATACGGGCTCGTTCCCATGTTCGAGCAGTATCTCTGCGAGCTTCCGCCGTGGGCTTCCGGGCTCCCCATCAAAGCCGAAGGCTGGGAAGGAAACAGGTACAAGAAATGATAAAGCTCCGTTACATCCACCTTGTGTGCGGCTTCTGCCAGGTGTATGGGACCTGCAAGGCGTTCAACTGCTACGAGTGCCCCGTGAGCAAGCTGGAAGAAATCGCCAAAGAAAAGCTGAAACATCCGGCTCCACCGGAGCCCGAACCCGAGGAGAATGGCGAATGATTACTTTTGCAACTGGATGCTCCGGCATCGGTGCTCCCGAGGTGGCGTGGCATGACCGGCTCGGCTGGAAGCCCCTGTGGTGCTCCGAGATCGAGCCGTTCCCGTCCGCCGTTCTGAAACACCGCTGGCCGGACGTTCCGAACGTCGGGGACTTCCTGACGATTGCGGATCGAATCGCGCGGGACGAGCTCGAAGCCCCGGACGTGTTCTGCGCCGGGACCCCGTGTCAGGCGTTCTCGGTCGCCGGACTCCGCAACTCACTCAATGACCATCGAGGAGGACTTACCCTTGAATATATTCGTATTGCAGATGCTATGGACGCTCAAAGAAGACGGCGCGGACTTCCCGAAACCATCTTCGTCTGGGAGAACGTGCCCGGAGTGTTCTCAACCAAGGACAACGCCTTCGGTTGCTTCCTCGGAGGCATGCTCGGACTCGACCAGGCCGTGCTCCCCGCCGGAGGAAAGTGGCGGCATTATGGAGACCTCGTTGCCAAGCGACGTATTGCGTGGAGAATCCTCGACGCTCAATATTTCAGAGTGGCCCAACGACGCCGCCGTGTGTTCGTTGTCGCAACAGCTCGCCCCGGAGTCCGTCCGGCCGCAGGACTATTTGAGCGCGGAAGCGTGCCAAGGACTGCTCCGCCGCGCCGAGAAGCGGGGCAGGGCTCTCCCGCCAATGCTGAAGGCCGTGTTGGAAAAACAAGCACGATCCGCATGAGGTCGGGCTGTGAGGGTGGCGGCAAGGGTGCTCTCATCGGAGACGAGATGAGCAACACGCTCGCGACCGGCAACGACCAAACCCTCGTCCACTATGGCATAGGCAACGGTCAGGCAGACAGTGCGATGAACATGCAGGAAGAGCTCCCGCAGACGCTTCACTGCATGCACGACCCGAACGCCGTCATGTGCGTCGATAAGCACATGTGTTCGGGCATTGATCGCGTCCCCGCCTTGGAGCGCGAGGGAGCCCACAACGTCGTGGTCTCCCAATACGGCGACATCGCCGGAGCCGTCACCGCCCGGAACGACTCTTCGCCGTGTGCCGACCGGGGACCGACCGTGATCGCTGTTGAGAACCACGCGCAGGATTCTCGGCTGAAGGAAACAGGTGGGCTCGCTCCGACGATTCCTTCTAAGGCAGGGACCGGCGGGAACAACGTTCCGCTATGCTACTCCATCTCGGAGAACGTGATCGACCGCAAGCCGCAGAACGGCGGGCATCACCTCGGTGTTTCGGACGGTCCGTGCTTCACGCTGGATACGGCCGGGGTTCATGGCGTTGCTTCTATAAACTGCCAGGGCGGAAGCAACATCGGCATAGGAACTGACACCACGGAGACGGTCACGGCCGCCGCGAACTCCTCGGGAAACAATCTGTTCGCCGTTCAGTCCGTTGGCTTTGTCCGCCGCCTGACGACTGTGGAGTGCGCCCGGCTTCAAGGCTTCCCAGATCACCACACCGAAATCCCGTGGCGCGGAAAGGCCGCTTCCGACTGTCCGCGCGGCCCGCAGTACAAAGCCTACGGCAACTCAATGTGTACCAACGTAATCGAATGGCTCGGCAGAGCCATAGAAAAGGAACTCAACAATGCAAACTCGACTTCAAAAATGGCTTGACAAGATGGAGGACAGGAAGTCCGTCGAGCCCGTTCTTTATCTGTCCGGTCCCATGAGCGGCTTCCCGGACTTCAACGCCGCGGCCTTCTTCCGGGCGACCGACATGCTCCGGGAGAAAGGCTACACCGTCATCAATCCTCATGAGCTCCCGGAGCCCGATGTCGCGGGGCTGTCCGAGCTTGAAGCCTGGGCGGAATACCTCGCGCGGGACGTGATGCTCTTCGCGAAAATCACCTCTCCGGTGGTCCTGGTCCTGCTTCCCGGTTGGGAGCAGTCGCGCGGCTCGCTCCTCGAACGCGCCGTTGCGAAGCATCGCGGCTTCCGCATCGTAACCTATGGCGACATACTGAAAGAAGGTTTCCATGTCTGAACTCAATGACCCCGTGAATCACCCCTCGCACTACACTGACGGTCCGACTCTCGGCCGTCTCGAATGTCTCGACATTACCCGCTGGCTCCCGTTCGACCTCGGCAACGCTTTCAAGTACATCTGGCGTGCCGGGAAGAAGGACCCGGCGAAGATGGCCGAGGACCTTCAGAAGGCCAAGTTCTATCTCATCGACTGGTTCGACGAACTTCGGACGTGGCAGTCCACCCTGTACCACGGCCGCGCCGCCGCCGAGGTTCTCTTCTACAAGACGGACTACCGGCAGTGGGAGTCTTGGAGGTATCGTGCGCTTCGTTCCATTCTCTGCGGGAATGTGGAGGAGGCCATCAACATTATCGAGCACCAGCTCAACGCCCTGGAAGCCGTCGAGGCCGAAGCGGAACGCCAGTTCAACAGCGGGTGCAACTACGAGCCGGAGGACGAGACCTATGACGACTGAAGAACTCCGCGAGAAAATCCGCATCGCACGGGATGACTATTGGAAGCTCGGAATCTCGTCCATCACGGACGAAGAGTACGACCGGCTCGTTGAGGAGCTTCACCGGCGAACGGGCGAGTACGATCCCGTGTGCGCTCCCGAGGTCCTGTCCTCGGGGAAAGTTCGCCATCCGGCCGAGGCTCCGATGCTCTCCATGCAGAAGGTCTACTCCATCGAGGAGGTCGAGAAGTGGATGGCCAAGGTTGGCTGTGATGTGTTCCATGTCATGCCGAAGTACGATGGCATCGCTCTGCGCCGGTACGCGAATCGCGTGATCGCGACTCGCGGCAACGGTCTGGTCGGCGAGAACGTGACCGAGGCTGCAAGTGGTTTCGTCGAATGTTCCCGCCCGCCTCACGACACGTTCGTGGACGGCGAGGCCATTTGTCTGCGCTCGGAGTTCGATGGGCTCGCGAAGCTCGGGTACAAGAATCCGAGGAACGCCGTATCCGGCATCTTATCGAGCAAGGACAAGGCCATCCGCGAGCGTGCCATTTTGCTCACGTTCGTACCCTACGAGAAGCACGTGTGGTCGCTTCGGTTCGACGAGATTCCCCCGGAACTTCGGCGGAAGCATCTTGACGGGCTCGTCAAGTCCATCAAGCAGACGATGGCCGATTACCCGATGGACGGCATCGTGTTCCGGGTTGCCGACTCGCGGCTCTTCCGCAAGCTCGGCCACACCGACCACCACTGGCGCGGCCAGCTCGCATTGAAGTTCAAGGGCGAGACGGCAGAGTCCGTGATCGAGCACATTCAATGGCAAGTGAAGAACGGCACGGTCACGCCGGTCGCCTGCATCGCTCCGGTCGAACTGGACGGCGCGGAGCTTTCGCACGTGACGCTCCACAACGCCGACTACGTGGCCGCCCATGACATCCGCGTCGGA